AGATCCAGTTAGTACCGCAGTGGCTGGCGTGAGTTCATTTTCGTATGTTTTCTCGCTGGATGACATCGTAAAATCCGATTCAGTAAATGGCTATTTCTTCCGTTCCGGTTCGAGAGCAGGGGAAACAAGCTATACAGCAACTGGCGGAAGAACCTACAAAGACCTTCTCGATGTAGACATTAATCGATTCACGGCGCCATTTTGGGGCGGCCATGATGCTGTTAACATTTATAAGCCAGATCCCTTCTACAATGATGGTATCGGCTCTGATGAGACAGCAGAGTATGCATACAATACTATTAAGAGAGCAATTGACACAGTGTCCGATCCAGAATTTATCGATATGAACATGCTTACGATGCCCGGGCTGACTAAAGATGCACTCACAACGCATATGATTAATGTCTGCGAAGAAAGAGCCGATGCCCTTGCAATGATTGATCTTGCTAGCGTTTATCTTCCCCCGCACGAGCAGAGATTGTCAAAAGTCAACAGGATTGCAACGACCCCAACAGCCGCAGCAACTGCATTGCGCAACAGAAGAATTGATTCAAGTTATGGTTGTACATTCTACCCATGGGTTCAAACCCGTGATGAAACGAGCGGCCAGCTGATTTGGGTTCCGCCAACTGTGGCAATGCTGGGGGTATTTGGAAGCTCGCAAGCAGCCTCGGATGTGTGGTTCGCTCCAGCTGGATTTAATCGTGGCGGCTTATCTGATGGCGCTGCTGGAATTCCCATCACAAATGTCACAGAAAGATTAACATCTAAAAATAGAGATATTCTTTACGAAAACAGGATCAATCCAATTGCTTCGTTCCCGTCTAGTGGAATCGTCGTTTTCGGACAAAAGACTCTGCAGGAAAGACAATCTGCACTTGATAGGATCAATGTTAGAAGATTGGTGATTTATCTTAAGAAGCAGATTTCAATCCTTTCAACTCGAATTCTTTTCGAGCAAAATGTTCAAGCAACCTGGAACAGATTTAAGGGCCTTATTGAACCGTTCTTGGCAAATGTTAAAGTTCAGTTCGGTATTACAGATTATAGATTAATTTTAGACGATAGTACAACTACTGCCGATTTAATTGATCAGAATATCATGTATGCCAAAATCATGGTTAAGCCAGCAAGAGCAATCGAATTTATCGCAATTGACTTTGTGATCGCATCCACGGGTGCATCTTTTGATGATTAAAAAATCATCGCCTACTAATTAAATTATATAGGGAGTAACAAATATGCCATTCTGGTCAGAAGCACATGATTCTACTACAAGGGATCCAAAAAGAAAGTTTAGATTTCAAGTGAGCTTTGATGCTATCACTGATCCTAATGGAAACGGAAGCGTGCTATGGTATGCCAAAACTGTTTCCAAGCCATCGTTTCAGGTAGCTACAACCGAACATAAGTATCTCAACCACACATTCTATTATCCTGGTACTGTTACTTGGCAGGATGTTTCAATATCGATCGTTGATCCGGTAAATCCAGACATGTCAATTACTCTTGCAAGGATTTTAGAGAAATCCGGCTATATATTGCCAGGAAATGCTGTTGATCCTGCTTCTTTGGCTACAATGTCAAAAGGTGGCGCCGTTGGTGCTTTGGGACAAGTATCTGTTGTTCAGCTTGATGGAGACGGAGCAGAGATCGAGCGCTGGACGCTTTGGAACGCATTTCTAACAGAAGTTAAGTTTGGAGATCTCGAATATGGCTCCGATGAATTACTTCAGCTTGACTTGGTTCTCAAATACGATTGGGCCAGAATTGAGACAACGGCCGGCTCTTCCGCCCTCACCGGCGATGAATCAGGGCAAGCCGCGTTTAACATTGCGTCCGGTTCGTAGTATAATATAAATATAATATAGAGGTGTATATTGTCAAGAAATAGTGATCGCTTAGGACAACATGTTGTTCAGGCTACTGATCCACCCCCACAAGCAACACAATCTGATGGGGGGGTTTTTCGTTTGTGATACCAACTGAGTTTGTTGAGTTACCATCGCAAGGAAGATTTTATGATGAAAATCATCCTTTGCATAATCAAGAAACTATCGAAATAAAGCAAATGACTGCAAAAGAAGAGGATTTGCTCACCTCCCGCGCATTGCTTAAGAGGGGCATTGCATTAGATAGGGTTATTGAAAGTTTAATTGTAGATAAAAGCATTAATCATAATACTCTATTAGTTGGAGATAGAAATGCAATTATGATTGCTGCTCGAATATCTGGTTATGGTAGCGAATATAACACTTCCATTGGTTGTCCAAGTTGTGCCGTCAAGCAGCAGTATTCATTTAATTTATTTGATTCAAGCATTCGGCCTGGAGCTGCTGATGAGGCACTTTCTACAAAAGAATTAGGAGGAGGCTTGTTTGCAACAGTCTTACCTAGAACAAAATTTGAAGTTACATTCAAAATTTTAAACGGAAATGATGAAAAAATCCTATTGCAGCAAATTGAAAATGCGAGAAAGAGAAACAAAGAAGAAAATTCTGTTACCCGCCAGCTGCGTTTAATTGTTGTTGCAGTTAATGGTGACGAGTCCCCACAAGCAATTGAACACTTTGTGGCTAATATGCCGTCTCTCGATGCTCAGCACCTTCGAGCGGCATTTTCATCGGCTACTCCAAATATTGATCTAACACAGTTTTTTAATTGTGAAGAATGCGGCTTTGATACTGAATTGGAGGTCCCGCTGACTGCGGACTTTTTTTGGCCTAACCGCTGAATATATGGAGAACATATATGAACAATTCTTCTTTTTAAAATATTCTGGTGGATGGTCTTTTAGTGAGGCTTATAATTTACCGGTTGGCCTGCGTCAGTGGTTCGTGAAACGTTTAGTGCGACAACTTGAGGCAGAAAAAGAGGCCATCGAAAGCGGTTCGCGTGGTACTGGTGGCAAAACGCAAGAATTAACGCCGCATAATCAACCACGTACACCAACACAAAAACATCGGTAATTCACTGCAAGGCTTGTCCTTGCTTTTTTTTATGTAAAACTAATTATTATTAGTTTGAGGACTTTCTATGCCTACGCCACCTACATATTCGGCTGATCAGCTTAAATCACAACAAGACTTTTTAAAAGAGAAAGAGAAAGAGCTAAGACTCGCTAAGGAAATTCTTGCTTTAAATAAATCCAATAATACCACCACTACCCGAATGTACGCAGATGTTCGTGATAAAGCGCAGCTTGTCGAAGACGAGAGAGATAATTTAACAACGATTGTTGACATGCGCAAAGAAGAGAGCGCGCTCCTCGCAGAGCAATTCCAGAGCACCCAGGATATCCGCGATTCTTATGACGCATTAGGCAATTCGATTCAAAACAATCTTCTTAAGAATGAAGCGGCAAAGCAAATAGAATTAGATAGAATAGGATATATTAAAGAACAATTACAGCTTAATAAGATATCGAACGATGATGCGAGAGATCAAATAGGTGCCGCTAAGGAACTTGTTAAAAAAATCGATAAACAGTCTGCGGGCATGAAAAAAGTTCAAGATCGCTTCGAACAATCAACTATCTGGTCTAGTAAGCTTGGAAAAAATGTAGAAGATATTATAGCAGCTTTCAGAGGCGGGCCCGCCGCAGGGTTCACCTTGCTGGCCCACAAGGGCCTGCAATCCATCGACGCAATACTTTTAAAAGGCTTGAAGATGGGTCTTAATGCAGTTTGGGGGCAGATGAAGAAGCTGCTCTTTACAATGGATGAGGTCACAAAAGGCTTTGAAGTGGCCACCGGAATGGGCGATAAGTTTAACGACTCCATGGTTCAAAGTTGGTATGACACGAATCAATTGGGCGTCACTATGGAAGATCTTAGCAAGGCTACACAATCCTTAATTGCAAATACAAGCGATTTTTCGCTAGCACAGATTGATGTGGCTAACCGAGTCCGTGACACGGGAGTATTGCTAAATAAACTTGGAATTGAAGTGGACGATTATTCCACTGGTATACAAAATTCCATGAAGATGTTTGGTCAAAGTTTTACAGGGGCAGAAGCAACAGCTAGAGAATTAGAAGCGACAGCAAGAGAGTTGCGTGTTACGCCAAAACAACTATCAGCTGATTATGCCAAGATGGGGGGTTCATTAGCAAAGCTCGGACTCCGCGGCCCACAAGTTTTCAAAGAACTAGCAAGAGTATCTAAGCTTACTGGCCTGGAAATGCAAAAGATCGTTAATCTAACAGATAAGTTTGACACCTTTGAATCTGCTGCTGAAATGACTGGTAAATTAAACGCAGCTCTTGGGGGAAACTTTGTTAATGCCATGGATATGATGATGGATACCGATCCTGTTTCAAGATTTGAACAATTACGTGATGCAATATCGAGCACCGGTCTTACATTTGATGATATGTCTTATTATCAAGCACAGTTTTTTACAAAAGCGATGGGTCTTTCGGATGTTGGCGATTTGGCCCTTATGATGCGCGGCAACATGGACATGATGAGCGGCTCGACAAAAAAGAGCGCAAAATCGTATGTTGAGCTGGCGCGCCAAGCAGAAGAAAATATGAACCTTCAACAAAGATGGCAAGCGCTTCTTGCCGAAATGGCCCCCATGCTAATGGATATAGTTGAAGAATTACACGAATTTATGAAATCGATAATGGCGAATAAAGCAGAATTGGAATCTATTGCAGAAGGCTTTAGAAAATTCATGCAATTTGGCATGTGGGTTATGAAAAATATGGGAACCGTTGTTGCAGTGCTGGGCACTCTTCGTCTTGCGCTAGCTGCCGTTATGTATCAGGCGGGAGGCGCAGCATTGGCCCTGTCGGGCCCGGTTGGTCTTATTGCTGCGGTTGGCGCGCTTGGTTTTAGCATCTGGCACATGTCGGCCTCAGATCCGCTAATGAAGACTCTACGAGAGGGGTTGCCCAACGCGCTTTCGAAAGTAACGGGAAAGGTTGGTGAAACTACGACTGCCTTATCAAATTCTGGGGGCTCTCTTAAGGATTTTGCACATAACGCTTATGAGTCTGCTGATAAACTAGGCGTTGCTGCAGATGGCATGGCAAAAGTTCAAAGGTCAGCAGCAAAAATCGGCACAGCAACAGGAACCGGCTTTTTCGAAGCCATCAACAATGTTGACGCAGCAATGTTGGAGAAAGTAAGACAATTGTTTGAGGGCATCGCTGATGCAATGAAAGATATCCCCGAGAAAAAAGCAATTGCGATGACAACAACCATGAATCAGGCCGTTGTTACAGCTGAAGCTGCTCGTAATTTACAATTCGGGCCGGCCCGCGGCCAGGAAGGTGCGGGACGAGGAGGCATTTTCTCTGGCAAGAAAGAAAAAACTT